ACAGCTCTACAAGAGCAGCCAGAGCGTACTGCACCACCCTGAGGAGCTTGGCAGGCCGGATCAGATCATCTCCTTCCTCGATCTGGTTTACCAGGTGAAGATGCAGGCGGTACGCTACACCGAGCAGTCGCGCGTGATACGTGAGCTGCTGGGAAGGATCAAGCTGCTGCACAACACACAGCTGCTTGTCGACGGCACGGGCGTCGGGGAGGCCGTGGTGGACATCATGCGGGAGGACGGGCTGAACCCGCTTCCGATCGTATTCACCGGGGGATCCTCGGTGCAGCCGGTCTATTCGGACTTCGGTGCAGTGTTCGGCCAGGGACGGGGAGAAAACCGCCTCAACCGGGCACAGGTGCTCAAAGAGATCCACGTACCGAAGGAGGACCTGGTGCATGCGGGGATGCTGGTGCTCGAACAGAACAGGCTGCGCCTAGCTGCCAACCTGCAGCATGAGGATGACTTCAAGCGGCAGATGCTCGCATTCAAGGGCAAGGTGAACGAGAAGACCGGCCGCAAGAAGTTCGAAAACGAGAGCGATGACATACATGATGACTGGGTCGTCACGTATCTCATGGCGTGCTGGTGGAGTACCTACTCCAGGGCATCGGACAAGAAGGACATCGTCGTGCACGATCAGCAGGACGCATCTTGGAACCCGCTGGACTTTATCTGAGAGAACGATAGGAGAGCGACATATGGCAGTGACCAAAGAACAGATGGAGAAACTCACCCGGCTGAAGAAGAGCCTCGAGGAGTACCGCGCGGTGTTCCAGTCGCAATGGAACGACATCATACAGTACTTGGCAGCATCTTACGCATCCGCGACGATCGGCAAGCCAGGATCGCAGCCTGCACCAAACTACCGCAACATACAGGAAACCACAGGCGTCGATAGCAGCAACATCATGGCTGATGGACTGCAGGGATATGCCTTCGGGCGTTCCATCAGCTGGTTCCGTCTGCAGTTTGAGAATGAGCGCCTCATGGAGAACGAATCCTTCAAGGAGTGGTTGCAATCAGCAGAGAGGATCATCTACAAGCAGCTGAACAACAGCAACTTCTACGACGAGAGCAGATCATTCGTAAAGTGTGGAGCTGATTTCGGAACGGCTGTCATGATCATGGAGTATGACGAGAGCAGATCTGTTCCCGTATTCTCCACTTTGCACCCTGGAACTTATGCGATCCAGGAGAACCGTCATGGTGTGGTGGACACATTGTTCCGCGATCTATGGCTTACCCGAGAGGAGGCTATCGAGCAATTCGATAAAGATAAACTTCCTCCACAGATCAAAGACTCGCAGGATCCAGGAGAGAGCTACCTGTTCCATCATTACGTGGGACCTTCGTGGAGACTTGAGCTCGATGTAGATGGAGACGAAGAATTTATATCCGTGTATTGGGCTGACATCGATGCGAATAAGACTGTCAAAGAAGAGCGATTCGGACGCAAGACATTCTTCGCATGGCGCTGGGCAAAGAACCCGTGCAAGAGCCCATGGGGAGTTGACTCTCCAGGACTCACGCAGATCCCGAACATCAAGATGCTGCAATCGTTCCAGGGAGACCAGCTGCGGGTATCTCAGCTTCATGGAAGACCGCCGATCAAAAAAACCAGCGGGCTGCGCATCAACTTCCTACCAAGTGGCATGACCGACCTGGAACCCGGCCAGGACTTTGCTCCGGTACAGGTGACCGGTGATCTCTCCTGGACGCAGATGACCAAGCAAGAGATCGTACAGCAGGTCAAAAGCGCATACTATGTGGATTTCTTCCTTGCTCTTATGCAGAGCCAGAACACGAACAAGAACAAGACCGCAACCGAGGTCGCTGCACTGCAAGACGAGAAGGCAGCGATCATGAGTGCGTTCACCAGCAGATTGAGCCATGAGTTCATCGAGCCGGTGCTCGAGGCGGTGTTCGAGGCTGAAGCCAAGAGAATCCGGTTTCCGCAGATACCGAACGGCATGCAAGCACAGCAGCTCAAGATCGACTATGTGTCCCCGCTTTCCATGATGCAGAAACGCTCGCATGGGCTCGCAACAACCAGGCAGTTCCTCGGGGAGATCATGCAGATCGGCCAGATGGCACAAGTGGTCCCCAAGGTCGCCGAAGTGTTCGACAAGCTCAAGATGGACGGATACGTGGATGTAGCCGGTGAAGCGTATGACGTGGATCACCGCATCATCGAGAGCGACGAGAACGTGCAGAAGATCCGTCAGGCTCGTGCGCAGATGCAGATGCAGATGATGCAGCAGCAACAACAAATGCAACAAGCACAGGTAAGTGCTGATGTGTTGGCAAAAGGATCCAAAGCTCCTGAGGAGGGATCTCCCACGGAGCAGATGATAAAGCAAGGCAGAAGGAGATAGGGAATGACTACAGAAAGAATCGTTGAATTGAAGGAATCCAGGAGAACCTGGCAGCAGGTGTTCTGCAATACCGAGGGAGAGGCTGTGCTGCTTGCACTGCTTAATCGCCTTGGGTATTTCAGCAGCGACCCGTCGCTGATCGACGCAAAATCGATATCACACGCAAACTGGTTGCTTAACCAGATCGGCATCGTGTCACCGCAGAATCTTCCGAGGCTGTCCAATGCCCTTGCAGCTTCGGCATCGTTTGCAGATATCGATGCTGTAGAAAAAGCTATGAAGGAGGCTGAGCCGAATGTTTAATATCAACCGACTATTTACCCTGATGTACCTGATGGACGCAGATCCAGGAGGCGCTGCTGGGACCACTCCAGCTGCAGACCCTGCCCCTGAGCCTACATCAACCGAGCCGGATCCATCTCCTGCTTCAACGGAACCACAGGAAGGCATCGATACTCCACCTCAGGAACCGGATATCCCGAAGTTTGCGAGCCAGCTTAACCCGAAGAAGCGGGAAAGCGAAGATTACAAGAAGTACCTGTACAAGCACCAGAAGCTTGACGACATTGCTGACGACTATGTTGCTCTCAACAAGCGCATGGAGAAGGCGATCGAGATCCCCGGCAAGGACGCGAAGCCAGAGGATATAAAAGCTTTCATGCAAAAGCTCGGCGTCCCAGAAAAGGAATCCGATTACGAACTGAACCTCGGAAAGAATCCCAGCAAGGAGATCTCCAAGCTGGCAGATGAGATGCGCAAGGATTACATGCGGGCAGGCATGACCAAGCAGCAGGCAAAAGTCATGTGGGGCAGCATGCTCAAGAACATCCAGGAAGGACAGAACCAGCTCAAGGCGATCGTCGATCACCAACAGCAGCAAGCGCAGACCTTCGATGCACGACTCGCTGCAAAGCTCGAGACATCCTACCCAGTTAAGGCAGAACGTGACGGAGCGATGCAGGAAACTGTGAACCTGTTTAAGCAGCACATATCCCGCACCGGGCTCGGCAAGGTCTACAAGGACAGCGGGCTGATCTACAACCCAGACTTCGTTATGGCGATTGCCAAGGATGAAAAAAGCCGAAGCGGATCCGGATTCGTCGAGGGACGACCCGGTGTGCAAGGAGAGAAGCCGATGGGAGCCTTCGGTAACAATTATCACGAATCGTTCAAACACACGGTAGGAGGACGATAATATGGGAATTCTTGACGACGTATTGCAGCAGATCGACGGATCTCAGCAAGAGCCTGACAACAATCAGCAACAGCAACCTGCACCAGATCCTCAACCGGATCCTGTGCAGAAAGACTACGATCCGAATGCGAAGGATGCGAACTGGTATAGTGACGAATTCAAGCGATTCGCCGGTATCAAGTAGCTCCCCTTCCCGTAGCTGGTTGCGACACGTTGCAACCTTGAAGGAAACTGACTCCAGCATCGGTAAGGTGCTGGATCACGGGCGGAAATGGGACCGGGAGAACCGCCGACGGGGTACCGAGCAGGGAACCGGGGCGCTGATCGCGGGAAACAGACTGTCTGGTTATACAAACTAAATTTGTGAGGTAATACACATGTCTGTAATTACATCAACCCAGGCGATGAACATCGTCGAGGCGCAGAAGAGAGAAGGATACACCAATAGTGCTGAATTCCTCGGTGCGCTGGCAAAAAAAATTGACCTGTTGCAGTTTGCCCCGTTCCTGCCATCGAGCGACGGGACATTCCACAAGTGGCTCCAGGCCACACGTCTCGGAACCGGTGCGTTCACCAAAGCGAACGACGCTGTTCCGTCCATCAGCTCAGGATCTGATGTCAAGATCGAGCCGATCGCCATGTACATGGCTGACTCGACCATCAACGAAACGGTCATCAAGACCACCAAGGACCCTGTAAAAGCTCGTGACTCAGAGGATGTCGCCAACCTTGAAGGATTCACTCAGGATTGGCTGTACAAGCTTATGTACGGCACCGATGCAGCGGACGGCTTCAGAGGCCTTGCAGCCCGCAGACCTACTGCGGACAGTGCATATACCTGGAAGGATACCGGCAGCGGATCCGATCTCACCTCAATCTGGCTCTTTGAGTTCGGCGAGCGTGGATTCAATTTCCGCTATCCTGCAGGAACGCAACCCGGCATCATCAGCGATGACCGTGGATTGCATAAGGTCCCGATCCCAGCAGGAACTGGCTCCATGTGGGCGTGGATCCGTCACTTCGAGATCGCAGCCGGTATGGAGATCAAGAACGAGAAGGCCTTGCTCCGCTTGGCCAATATCGAAACCGGCGGGGAAACGTTCCCGACTAACACATTCATCAAGATGAAGAACCAACTTCCTCAGATGGGCCGCGATGCAGTCGCATTTGCAAACCGGACGGTGCACGCGCTCGTAGAGACTGCGGCATACAACAAGACAAATATGTCTTTCAGCATCTCAGACGTCGAAGGATTCGGGCCTGTTGCCCGCATCGTCGGTATCCCTGTGATGTTCTGGGAGACTATCGTCGACACCGAATCGGCGATCAGCTAAGGAGGCATAAGAGATGCGTGATAAAGAACTGCTTTTCGGCGCACTTGCGCTCGCCACAAAGGATACTACCGTTTACTCGGCAGATGTCCTGGACATGAATACGCCTGCCACCCAATACACAGGGCGGCTGGCAAATGCGGTCGTCGTATTCAAAGCCGACGCTGCATTCGCAGAGGCCGACGGATACATCCCGGTGCTCATGCACAGCGATGATAATGACACCTACACCGAGGTCGCACGAGGTGCGGAAGTAACCGCTCCTGCGATCAACGCTATGTCCGCGATCCCTCTTCCGGTATCGCACAAGCGCTACCTCAAGGCGGGGGCGATCCCGAAGTCTTCGGGCACCTTTACGGCGAAGGCGATGTCTGCATGGATCCAGCTCGGCGCATAGGCTGTGGTGGAATGAACTGAAATGAGGCACGGTGTCCGGGATTCAAAAGACCTTCCGGGCCCCGTGCCATTTGTAAGCAAGGAGAACAAGCGATGAAAGTACTGTGCAAGGTAAACTGTTTTTATTCCAAGGATGTTGAGCGCTATGATGCGAACCATGTGTACGACATCGATGATAAGAAGATGAAGGACTTTGAGAAGTCGGGATTCGCAAAATATTTTGAGCCTATTGTTGGAGAGCCTTTAGTGGAATCCAAGAAAGAGGCAGCTAAATAATGGCGACGCTGTCGTTTGATGCACAGTGGGTGACGATCGCCAACCGTGCGCTTTTGCGCATAGGATACGAGGCGATCGCTTCACTCGACGACGGGTCCACTGCGTCGAATTACTGCACGCAGTTACTTCCCCAGGCTATCGACACGGTCATGAGCGTGTATCCGTGGCGCGACTGCCTTAATCGTGCGCAGCTCGCACCGCTCGCCCAGGCTCCATCCTTCGGGTTCGACTACCAGTTTGTGTTGCCTGAGGACTTCGCCAGGCTCAAGAGCGTTACTGCGTTGGATGACGACGGAGAGGAATGCGAGTGGAGCCTTGAGGGAGACAAGGTGCTATCTGATGCGACATCGGTCAGCATCCTGTACGCATCGCTACCGAGCTCTCCTGATTCACTATCCCCTGCAACGCGGGACCTGTTCGTGCGGCAGCTCGCGTATTTGGTGTCGATACCGCTCATCAAGAACGACACCATCAGCAACCGATTGCTCCAGGAGTATCAGCAGGCGCTTTCGCTTGCGATCAACCAGGACAATGTATCGCACTATGAGGAAGACACGGCTATCGATTGGTTCGACGAAAGCAGATGAGGTGACAGGTGGCCAGCTACACGGTACTGAAGAACAACTTCGCAAGCGGTGAGATCAGCCCAATGATGGAAGGTCGCGTGGACAGTCCAAGATATCAAACGGCTGTTGCCAAATGCGAGAATTTCATCCCTTCCCGCCAAGGTCCGTTGATCAAACGCAGCGGGACAAAGTACATCGCAAAGCTCACCGGCATTACCGCAGCACGTCTCGCGCTGTTTGACGCAGGTGTCGACGGCAGGTTCATCGCAGAGTTCACCAACAACAAGGTCAGGTTCTGGACAGAAGCGGGAGCGCTCGTGGAAAGCGGCGGCTCGACATTCGAGATCATCACGACCTATACCGCAGCACAGCTGGATGATCTGTCGTGCGTGATGAACAAGGGAACCATGTATATCGTGCACCCGGCTCACCAGCCTGCGAAGATCACCATGGGCACAACCCCTCCGTTCACACTCGCTACGATCACCTTCACCGGGGACCGTACGTTCGACTCTGCGGGCAACTATCCGAGCTGCCAGGCATTCAAGGGCGGGCGCTGGTACCTGGCTGCAACAGACAACGAGCCGAACGCGATATTCGCATCACGCACCCCCGATACCTCCACCACCCCAGCGACAGACCGTTTCAACGACTTCAACTTCGACGACCCATCGACGGGAGAGGTGCTCTCTACCCACGCGATCTACTTGCAAGAAACCGACATGTATAACTCACGCATCAACTGGCTCATCAACCAAAAGCGCATGCTTGCAGGAGCAGGATCATCGATCTGGATGGACAGCGGCGTGATCCCTACCCCGGCCACGTTCGACATGATGATCACCCTCAGCGGCGGATCAAATGGAACTGCTGCGAAGGCCACTGACAGCTATGTCGTGTATGCAGGGCCTGGAGGCCAGTCGCTCAATCTTATCCATTATAACGCAGACAACGACGGGTATCTCAAAGAGGATATCTCCCAGGATGCCGGGCATATGATCGCGAGCGGCATCAAGCAGTTTGTCATCGCCCGCATGCGCGAGACGCTCATCTGGGTCGTGTGTGAGGACGGCACCCTGTGTAGCTGCACGCTGGATCCTACACAAGGCGTCGTCGGATGGGCACGCCACCCAATGGGAAAGGGGTCGGACGGCAATACCATGCTCGTGAAGAGCCTGGAGCTGCTTCCTGGGGACGAGACCAAGGACGACGTGATCTGGATGACGACGCTCAGAAGCGGAAGCATCTACATCGAGACCATGTCAATACCGCATCCTGAGACCGACACCGACACTGTATACGTTGACTGCAGCGTTACAGAGGAATTCGATCCAGCGACGAACACCATCACGGTTGCGCACCTAGCAGGTGAGACGGTCGATGCCATAGGAGACGGATCTCCGCTGCCGATCACTACATGCGACGGCTCAGGAGTCGCCACATACGACCGCGAGTTCAGCAAGATCTCAATCGGCTTCCCAATGGAAGCACGAGGAAAGTTCCTGCGTCCTGAGCTTCCAGCGAACGGCACCAGCCAAGGCAAGATGAAGCAAGCTGAACGCCAGGTGCTCAGGGTATACAAATCTCTCGGAGGCAAGGTAGGCACCGAATACGGGTCATCGATGCGACCGATAATTCCACTCAGACCTGGATTGTACGAGCTGGGCAGCTCTTTCGAGTTGTTCACCGGGGATGTTGTTGCCGACATACCATCATACGCGAATGCAGACGGTACCCTGTGGATCGTAAGCGCAGAGCCGCTTCCGTTCAACCTGCTCGCCGTCATGACCCGCTTCGGCATACTGGAGGTGTAGCATGGCATGGGATTGGGGACAAGATTGGTGGAAGGTCGCACTTGGGGCAGTTGCTGTTGGCACGGCTTGGGCAACAGGAGGTCTTTCAGTAGCTCTTTACACTCTGGGTGTAGGTGGAGGATTAATACTTGGAAGTGAGGCTCTAGAAAACGAAGAAGAAAAACTTGATCTGCAAGAACAGGAGCTTGCACTCCAGCAGCAGGAACACAAGGCAAACCTTGAAAGGGATTACAACTCTGCAGTCGGAGAACTTGGCAACATCAAGGCGAACTTCGATATGTTGCTCAACACTACCATACCGGGCCTTGAGGAGGAGATCGGCGGGCTCGAGCACAAGATCGATCGATGGGACGAGGAGAAAGACCTTGCCATGGGTGAGATTGAAGCC